AATGACGGTTCAGCGTGATCGAAAAACGCTCTAGCCCCAACACGGTCGCTCACGGAGGCAACGGGACGATCAGGCCGCAACCGCCGTGGCGCATTCCTTCCGAGACCGTCGGCATGCCGCAAAGCCGAGGCCCGCGAAGCCGACAAGCAACGTCGCCCATGTGGAAGGCTCCGGGACGGCCGTAACGGAGAAGCGCGGGTCGGAGAGGACCGAGTTGGAGACGGGCGTGAGCAGGAACCCATATTGTCCGCCCTTGTAGTCGCCATACCCGATAACGTCGCCGAGATCGTTCAGCCCGACGGCTACGGTGTTGCTCCAGCCTTTCCCCAGTTCTGCGGTAAGGTTCGTCCCCGTCCCCGACGGCGACCACAGCACCATCTCCGGCGTGCCGCTCGCGACGTTGGAATATCCAAGGGTCTCCCCGAGATCGTTTATGGCGAGGGCGCCGCTGACGCCCTTGCCGCCCACGTCCTGAAGCACCGTCGCCGTGCCCGACGAGGACCATAACACCGCCTCCGCCCCGTTCGCGGTCTTGGAAAATCCAACGCTCTCCCCGGAGGCGTTGATTCCGAAGACCCAGTCCCTGCCCTGGCCGCCAGCGTCCTGAAGCACCGTCGCAGCGCCGGTCGGCGACCACAGCACTGCGTCCATGCCGGTTGCGGTTTGGGAAGTTCCTACGCTCTGCCCCGAGTCGTTGAGGGCGACGGCCACGGTGCGGTGTTCGCCGCCCGCGTTGGTAAGCACCGTCGCCTTTCCCGTCGACGACCACAGCACGGCTTGCTCGTAGGACCCTGTCGCGGTGTCCGTGGATCCGACGCTCTGCCCGTTGGCGTTGATGGCGACGGCGTCGCTGAACTGATGGCCGCCCACGTTCTTAAGCTTCGTGGCGTTCCCCGACGCCGACCACAGCACCGCGTCGGAACCGGTCGCGGTATGGGAATATCCGACGCTCTGCCCGCTGGCGTTGATTGCGTTGGCGACGCTGTAGCCCTGGCCGCCCAGGTCGGTCAGCACCGTCGCGGTCCCCGACGACGACCATAGCACCGCCTCCGCGCCGCTCGCGGTTCTCGAATATCCGACGCTCTCGCCGTTGGCGTTGACGGCGCCGGCCAGGTTGTCGCCAAGGCCGCCGGGGTCTGGAAGCACCGTCGCGAGCCCCGAGGACGACCACAGCACGGCGTCGAGGCCGCTCGCGCTCTCGGAATATCCGACGGTCTCCCCGGAGGCGTTGATGGCGTTGGCATAGCTGTATCCCTGGCCGCCGGCGTCCTGGAGAAGGGTGACGTCGTATTGGGCGTTGGCCTGGATGGCGAGGCTTGGCGTCACGCCCAGGCCAAGGCACAGAGCGATCGGGCGAATACGCATGGATCGGGTCATTCTCTTCAAACCTTACCGATTGAGCCAGAAGTCTTCAGACCGTCGGCCCCTGCGAGCCGATCCGAATGAAGGTTGGAAGCGACGCCTTGGAGCCGAGGCGGCGACCGCTCAGGCAAGTCGAAGGCCTCAGCCGATATCGGACAAAGCCTAGACCCGCAAGACCGAGGAGCAGCATCGCCCAGGTCGAAGGCTCGGGTACTGCAGCTGTCGCCGGCGCTTCCGCCGTCCATATAGCGCTCGGCTCCGAATCCACGATCGGCGGCGTTGTGGTCGTATAGTCTTCCAGATATTGATAGCCTAACGACTGAGCCCATGCCTCGAGGCTCGCGATCGTCCCGGGGTCGGGCGCGAAAGTCGTCTGGAACGACGAAAACTGACCGTTCTCCTGGACAATATTGTTCATCCATTCCGAAGGCGACGTAACATCCTCGCCGGGCGAGGAAAGATAGGCTCCAATGGCTTGGGTCAGGCCAAGGGTCCTCGCCGTCGTCCCCGGGGCCGCGTAGGTCATTGATGATGACGCGTAGGTGAAATTACCCTGCTGCTCTATCCAGAATGAACCCGATTTTGTCTTGCCGCCAGCACCGGTAACAGGATTGTAGGTAACGTCAAGGGGCGCGGCGGTCATTGTCAACTGACCGGCCGCGACCGACTGGTACAGATTGACCACCCATGTGCTTCCTGCGCCACTGCCGCTCAAGTTCGCTTGAATTGCACTGTCCGCTAGAACACCAGCTGCGCCGGTTACCTGCTCACCCACCGCAACCGTGCCGGAGCTGACGGAACCTATGGTCAATTTGCCATAGCTCTCTTTTATCTTCTCGCTTGGAACACTTGCTTGACTGGGCCAATAGAAGACCGAATACGTCCCAACGCCTCCTGGCGTCCCGCTCAGTTGAGTGACAACTTGCGTCCCCGTCCTAATGCCAGACCCATTGATATAGCCTCCATCCTGGATGCTTCCCGGCGAAGCGGAAGTGACGGTCATGACTCCCGCGGTGACGGACCCCGTAAAGCCCAACGACACGGGTGTGATCGAGCTGCCTGTCGTGACGGCCTCGACCGGCAAAGTCTGATCGAGCGCGTTCTGGATCGAGGCCGCCGCGGCGTAAAAGCCCTTCACGCCTGAAAGATTGACCGATGCAGAGAAGTTGTAACCTTGAGAGGTAATCGATATTGTACCATCAACTTCTTGCAATCTATGGAGCGTCAGACCACTGATATTTGAACCATACAGGCGCGCTCTCGCGCCTCCCACCGGATAGCGCGCAAAGAGCATGTAGGCTGACGAGCCGCTGTAGCCGGCATAAAACTCGGCGGCCAGGGACGCTTCAGAGCTGTTCTCGCCATAGAAATTCTCCACTGCCGTTTCACTATTGAACGACAAGACCTCGTTCAGCGGCGTGTAATTGCTGGTGTCGAGAAAGAGACGATCAAGCGCGTCTTGAGCACTTGCGCGTTCAGGGAGCGACGCGGAGCCTATCAGAGATGCGGCGACGAGCGGAAGAGCCGCGGTTCTCATTGCTGAACCCACATAAAGGAATTAATTTTGCTACAAAGACACGCTCTTTGGCGAGTCAGCACACACATTAGAACACACACATACAGGGCCACGCTTGTCCTCATCCGCCATTTTCCTTGTCCTCATCCGCCATTTTCGCGCCAGGCCCAGACCCGCGAAGCCGAGAAACGCCATGGCCCAAGTCGATGGCTCGGGCGCAACCGCGGCCCGCGACACGGCCAGCGCCGACGGGACGCTAGGCGGGAGCGAATCCACGATCGGCTGCGTGTTCGCGGACCAGCCTTGCAGATAGGTATATTGACCGTCTGTAGACTCCGCCCACGCCTCCAGCGCCGCCTGCTCCCCCGGCGGCGTGGCCGCTTTGGGATCGTATGTTGTTTGAAACGTCGACCATTCGTTATTTCCGGCGTCGATAAGATCGGTCATGAACGTAGCGTCTGAAACGCAGTTCTCGACAGGACAAAATGCTGATCCCGGTTGGACAACCAAACCCGGCGATGAAAGATAGGCGCCTGAGCCGTCGGCCAGGAACAGAGGCGCCGCCGCCGATCCGGTGGCATAGGTGAGCGTCGATGACGAAAAGTTGACATTCGGCCACTGCTGAATAAAGAAGTAGCCAAATTTCTCGTTGTTGTCGCCCTTAACAGCCCGGTAGGCGACGCTGAGGGGAGCCCCAGTCATCGTAATGTTCTCGCTCGTCACGGTCTGGGCCTTATCGACGACCCACATGCTTCCGGCCCCGGTCCCGCCGCCCAAATAGTCTTCGATCGCCGTATGCGACGCAATATTGTTGTTCGACCCCCGCCTCCCGTTGGTCACCTGCTGACCAATCGCGACCGTCCCGGAACTCACAGAACCGACAGTTAGGACGCCATAATTGTCCGTCATGGCCTCGGATGAAATCGTTCCTTCCCGTACGAAAAGTCCATATTCTCCAGCGCCGCCAGGCGTCCCGCTAATTTGACTGGTAATCTGCGCTCCGGACGGAATACCCGCCCCGGAAATATAGGAGCCAATTTGTATAGTGCCCGACAACACAGAGCTGACGGCTAAATTCCCGTAGCTGATAGATCCCGTGAAAGACACCGATACAGGCGCAATCGAACTCCCCCTTGTGACGGCCGCAACCGGCAACTTCTTATTGAGTGCGACCCGTATATCGTACGCCGCATCCCTCAAACTTGTCGCGCCTGAAAGATTCACCGTTCCCGTGTAATTGTACCCTTCCGATGTAATCGCGAGCGTACCGTCGATTTTCTGGATATTTGCTAGCTGCGGATCGGTGATATATGCCCCATACAGATGCGCTCTCGCCGGCAAGGCCGGCAGTCGTGCAAAGAGCATGTTGGCCGGCCCATCAGAGCTGTTGTAACCGTCATAAAATTCTGTGGCCAAGTTCGCGGGGTTGCTATCGGCGCCGAAGTAGTTCGCTACCGCCGTTGCGCTACTGAACGACAAGACCTCACCAACCGGGACCCAATCATTGGAGGTTAGAAAGAGGCGATCCAGCGCGTATGGATCACTTTGAGCATATGCGGTTCCGAGAAGCGACGCCGACCCAATTACACAGGCGCCGGCGAGCGGAAAAGCCCGAGCGTATCTCATCTTCAATTCCCCCGCCCCGAAATGAGGGCTCCATATTCCTATGAAATCAGTGGTCTTCGCAAGTTGGCCATCGAACACTGGCACAATTCAGGGATCGCAGCAAGGGAAAATCTGTTGCCCCAGATCGCCTGTCGAGAACGAGAGCCGAGCCTTCACCGCGGGCCCCACGTGCGCCCAACGCCAGATCGCCCATCGCCTCCTGAGCGGCGAGACTTCGCCGGCCGGGTCGAACGGGCGGTTCGCGTTGCGATCGAGCCGGTCGGGATCGAGGCGCAGCGGCCCGAGCGGAACGAAGGCCGGCAGGATCGCTCGCGGCGAGGCGTTCAGCCGCCGCTCTGCTTCGGCGAGTTCACCCCGCGCCAAGCTGCGCAATTCCGCGCAGGGCCGCGACGACGGCGCGACTCGCGCGGCGCGCGTCGAACCCCATCGCTTCGAAGCGCAGCCGGGCTTTACTGAGCGCGGCCTTCAACGGCTTCGGGATCGGCGCCGTCCCCCGACCACCTGCGACTTTCGATATC